AAGCCGTAACTAATGTCAATCAATTTAAAATCGGTAGTTTCTAAACACCTCCCAGAATATGTTAGGGAAGACTACCCTTTATTTGTTGCATTCATTGAAGCCTACTATGAATACTTAGACCAATATGAAAAAAGAGATCTTATTGAATTAAGAGACATAGATGATACACTTGATTCATTTGTCCAATTCTTTAAGAACGAGTTAGACGTCTTTGGTGAAAACTACCCATTCATCAATCAAAAACTGTTATTAAGAAAAGTAAAAGAACTATTCCTTGCAAAAGGTGTTGAATCATCTTACGAGTTCTTATTCAAGATATTATTCAATAAGAAAGCTGAGATATCATACCCATGGGATTCCGTATTAAAAGCTTCTGATGGTAAATGGAATCAAGATATGTCAGTGTTTGTAGACATATCTACTGGAAATCCTAACACACTTCCAGGAAATAGGATTAACATATTAGGTCCAAACGTAACTATTAAAGTATACGTTAACAGAGTGCGTCTTGTAAGAGATAATATCTATGAAGTGTTTATTAATAAAGACTACTATGGCAATATTCAGGTAGACTATACTATATCATATGAAGGCATAACTGGAACAATTATCCCAACTACTGTATCATACTCTGTTACCCAGCCCGGTTCTGGATATAAAGTAGGACAACTAATCACCGCTCAGACTATATCAAATGGTCAAACAATAGAACAACTATTTAAAATTATAAAGGTTAACTCTACAGGTGGTATAGTCAATATAGTTACTGTTAAGTTTGGTTGTGGATATGATGCAGGATTTTACTTATTAAAATCTAATGCGCCTATAACATCTGATTCAACCATAGAGATTACAAAAGAATCTATAGTTCAATATACTCTTGCTGATGGAAGTACTGTAGACAAGTATACAGACTATGGTTACATCATTAATCCTAATTATAATGCGCTTAATTATGATGATGTCACATATGCTGGTACAGTCATCCAAAACTTTTATCAAGAGTCACTTAGCGGTCAAGGAGCTAATCCAGATTACCTATTAATTAGGTTTGATATTGGTGCTGTGGCCAAGTATCAGGGATATTACAATACAAATGATGGATTCCTTGATGATGATATCGTTATTCAAGATAGTTATAGATGGCAGAAGTATTCGTACCTTATCACGGTAGATGAATCATTAGAGAAGTATAAAGCCTTACTTAAATCCTACTTACATCCAGCCGGTACAGCCTTATTTGGCGAGTACCAGATCCAAAATACATTCAATGTAGGAATTACAGGCTCATTACAATTAGGTCAATGGGTGTCTAAAGCCACATTTGGCCTTATAAATAAGAATATTACCACGGATTATACGTATGCTATCGATGAAGGTGGCATAATTTCAGTTGAACCATATGGAGAAGGTGATTATTTCGCCATCGATGAGTTGTATAACCCACCAGTCAGTTACACATTTACAGGATAATAGGAGTACAAATGTTTAAATCTAGCGTTAAGATGTCAGGTCGATTAATAATCAAAAAATTCAATGAAAAACAAGAACTAATCTATCAGACAGAGGTTGAAAATCTTGTAGTAACTGCAGGTAAAAACTTTATTGCTTCTAGGATAGTTTCAGACTCTGCAGATATAATGGATTATATGGCTATTGGTGATGACGCCACTGTTAGTGCTTTACCACAGACAAGTCTTGGTAATCAAAGAGCCCGTGTTGCAACTAGCACTGCCTCAGCCGTTGATAATAACATTACATTTACTGCATCGTTTGGTGCTGGTGTAGGCACAGGTTCAATACAAGAAGCAGGCATCTTTAATGCATCTTCATCTGGAACTATGCTTTGTAGGACAACTTTCCCAGTAATTACTAAAACATCAGGCGAAACCATAGCAATTTCATGGGTAGTTTCTGTAGGATAGTAGATGAGCACCTCATATTCAATATTTAAACAAAGATTTAAGAGAACGATAGCTGAAGCTATCTATCAAGAAGTCACTTCTCAAACGGCTATCTATTACCATTGGTTTGGTAAAGAAAATTCATGGGCAGATCCATTAAGTCCGTTCATCCCATCAAGTACGACTGATGTTCCTGGTGCACCTTCAGATAACTTTAGGTATGAGCTACATGTACGTAGAGATATCCTCACTGCAAAGAAAGTTAAACCCTCTGATGTGTCATATGTAGTAAGACGTATAGATTGGACATTAGGGCAAGATGGCACTGGTACTGTGTATGATATGTATGATGACGCTTATAATACAACTACAGATGGCGGTAATAATGTTGTTGGTTATTATGGTGCAACAAAGTTAGAAGATGCACAATTTTATGTGTTAACCACAGATTATAATGTCTATAAATGTATCGACAATAATTATAATGCTAAATCAACGGTGATGCCTACTGGTACAACACCTGAGATATTCACTACTTCTGATGGATACAAATGGAAGTTTATGTATTCAATCCCTGTTTCGTTAAGAAACAGATTCTTATCAGACACATACATGCCTGTGTCAACAGCTTTAAAGTCTAGATTCTATTCACAAGGATCTATTGACGTAGTTAATATTGAGAATCCAGGTTCTGGCTATGATAATAGTTCATCTAATACAACAGCTGTAGTTTCTGGTGACGGATATCAAAAATACAACCCATATTTAATTAGTGAAATACTAATAGATGAACCAGGTTCTGGATATACTACACTTACCATAGAGATCGATCCACCATTTTCTTCTTATGTAGATTGGATTAGCGGAGGTTCTGTATCATTAGGAAGCTATGTTAAACACACATCAGGCGGAAAAGATAACTTTTATTATGTCGTATCAGGTACATTATTAGGCAGTTCAGGTCCTACACATGAATTAGATGGCATAACTGGTTTACCACAAACACTTACTAATGGTTCATGTCAACTAAGATATGCAGGTACAACAGCGCAAGCTTCGGCAACTATTGATGGCGGAGAAGTAGATACTGTAACGTTAGATGAAGGTGGCTATGGATATGATACAGAGTCTCCTGGTATAACACTTACTGGATCTAATACAACAGAAGCAGTTTTAATTCCTGTTATGGTAAAGACTGAAGCAGAGATATCTCTTGTAATATCAGGTGGTCAAATTGTTGGTTATACTATAGAAAATGCAGGTGCTGGATATACAGATGCTAATATTGTAGTAGTTGACTCAACACAAACAGAAGAATGGAATAACAATAATGAGGGTGGCGCGATCTTAAAAGCAGATTTTTCAATAGGCAACCTAGATACACTACAATCAAACGTCGAACTATTAGCAACACCAGGTTCCATAGAAGTTATTAAAGTAGTTGATTCTGGTACAGGCTATGGAGCTGCTACGGTTACTATCAATGGTGATGGTACAGGAGCCACTGCAACAGCTACTTGTTCTGGAGGTAAAGTTGTTAGCATAGAGATGACTAATCCAGGTTCTGGATATACATGGACAGATGTAGTAATTACAGGCCTTGGAACAGGTGCAGTAGTAAGAGCTATCATGTCTCCATTAGGTGGCCATGGTTCGAACGCTATCGACGAGTTAAATGCTAACTCAATCGTATTCTATACTTCAATCGCTCGAGACAAAAACCAAGGTATTGAGATCAATAACGACTATCGTAAAGTCGGTTTAGTCCGCAACTTTAAGAAGTTTGGTAGTAATGAAAAATTTACAGATGACATTGGATCTGGTTGTGTATTAATCACTGGAACTTTTGATCCAGCCAAACTACAACATGACATGTTAGTTACTAAGGATGGGTATAAGAAATACCGTATAGTTGACTTTAATAATACACAGATCTTATTATCTGTATTTAATAACTTTACGGTAAGCAATGGTAATATACTAGTAACAGACCCAACAAATGATGGAGAAGTAGAACCAACTGTAGTTTCAAGTAACATTGTAGTTACAAGTGTTTCAGAAAGAACGATTGACCAGTTCTCAGGTGACTTCTTATTCTTTAGTGTTAGAGAACCTTATTCACCAACATCTGAACAGATTATTACAGTAAGAACCGTTTTAACGATATAAATATATAAAATCACTGAAAGAGTAACCAGATATGGCAATTAACTTTAGTATTGATCCCTACTATGATGACTTTGATGAAACAAAGAACTATCATAGGATCTTATTTAGACCTGGATATGCGGTCCAAGCTCGCGAGCTAACACAACTCCAGACTCAACTACAAGACCAAATCAATAAGTTTGGTAAACATGTATTTGTTAATGGATCCCTAGTACTAGGTGGCAACCGTCTATTTGATTTAAACTTAACATCAATCAAATTAAACTCAACGTATTCTGGTAATGCTGTAAACTTAAGTAACTTCTTAGGTCAAACCATAACAGGCAGCACTTCTGGTACAAAAGCTGTCGTTAAGACTATAGCAGATGTAACCACTGGTGGAGATCCAAAGACTCTATTAGTATCAATAACTTCAGGTAATGGATTTACTGCAGGTGAAAATATCACCACAGGCACAAACCTAGCAACTATCCAATCAGATTGGGTTCCAACTACAAAAGGCATGAGCTTCTCTATCGACTCAGGTGTATTCTTTGTAGATGGTAAATTTGTTTATTTAGAACCGCAAAGCGTTGCTATTGACAAATATACAAACACATCTTCTAAGAAGATCGGTCTACTATTAGTAGAAGATACTATTAATTCAGATGAAGATTCCTCTCTCCTCGATAACGCTCAAGGTTCACCAAACTATGCTGCTCCTGGTGCAGACAGATACAAAGCTTATTTACAATTAAAAGTTTTAGATATCAATGAAACTCTTGAAGGGTTCGTTGAGATAGCCCGTGTGGTTGATGGTGAGAAAGCTAGCAACCAAGAAACTACACTTTACTCTGAACTAGCTAAAGAACTGGCACGTAGAACATTTGATGAGTCAGGTGACTATACAGTTAAATCATGGCCTATTCAAATTATGGACGATGTATCGGATCCATCAGATCCAGATAAATTTACTGTAGCCCTTGATCCAGGTAAAGCTTACGTTAAAGGCTATGAATTTTTAACAGAAAACCAAACATTCTTAACTCTTGATAGAGCAAGAGGTACAGATGATTTTGAACAGGTTTCTGGAATAGACGTTAGTTTATTCTATGGCAACTATGTTTATGTTACTGCATTAAGAGGCCCATTCTGGACCAACTCTGCCACAACAGCATATACATCAGTCGAGATTCATGATGATACTACTGCACTACCTTCTAATGTTGTTGATGATACTACAAAGATTGGTACTGCTAAGGTAAGATATATTCAACTATATCAAACTGATGCATCTACGCTCACAGCTGGAGGAAACTCTATCTATAGGATGTATCTATTTGATATCGTATTAGAGGCAGGAAAAACATTTAGAGACGCACGATCAATAGTTTATAAATCTGGATCTGGTGCTTATGTTACAGGTGGAGCAGATATTGATGACTTAAGTAGCTATTCTAATGATATCACAAGTAATGATGCATTCTTAGGTGGTGCTGATAGTCCAGGATTAGTGTTCCCTATGCCAAATCAATTTATTAAGACTGTTAAAGATAGTCTTGGAGATTCACAGACAGATTATACACTACAAAGAACATTTGGTACAGGTACCTCTACTAATGGTATACCAATTAATGCAGGTGTTATCGATCTACCGTCACTTACTGGCACTGAAACATTTTATGGGACTGTTGATACACCATTAGTCGATGATGTAAAAAATACTTATTATCATGCTGTAGTTACTGCAGTTACTTCTGGAAGTGCTTATGAAGTAGGTGAAGTATTAAGCTTTAAGAGTTCAGAAGGAAAAACAATTGAAATTACCAATGCTGGTAAATCCATATCTTTTGATCTTAATGAACCAAGTTTTAGCGGCTACTGCATAGTCATCGCTACTATTAACGCTAATGGCCAAACACAAAAAAATAAGCAACTATCATCATATTCTAAAGTTGTACTTGGTACAGGTGCAGCTGGTGGATTAAACACTACAAAGGGCGGCAAAGATACTCTACAACGCTCTGACATATATGATGTTAAACACATCTATTACTGTTCCGTAAATCCATCTGCAGTTGACGTTAATCCAACTACTGGCGAGATAGATGATTGGAAATCTATCACAACTCATCCAGATTATATTTCACGTTATGCTATAGATGATGGTCAGCGCGCAGAATACTATGATCACGGTAACTTAGTACTTACTGGTGATGCACCTAATGCGGCATACTACTTATTGGTTGTATATAGAAACTTTGCACACAGCGGTGTTGGATTTGCATCACGAGATTCATATGCAATAGACTATGCTGATATCCCTAAATTCGTTGATCCTTCTTCAGGCGTATTATATACATTAAGAGATTGCATTGACTTTAGACCAAGAAGATCTGATGGTGGTTCATCATTAGAAGGTGGTCAACTACCAGTACCGTGGGATACATTAAATGCAGACTACCAATATTGGTTAGGTCGTATTGATAAGATCATTGCTACACAAGATAAGGCGTTTGTCATTAAGAAAGGTATATCTGCTGTATACCCACAAGCTCCTATCGATGAATCAAACGGTATGACTATATACGCTGTCATCATCCCTCCATATACAGCTAATGTCAGAGATATTCAAATTAAGTACGTTGAAAATAGACGATACACCATGCGTGATATCGGTAGACTTGAAAAACGTGTAAGTAACTTAGAGTACTATACACAGTTATCTCTATTAGAAAAACAAGCAAAAGATACTTCCATCAAAGATTCAAATACTGTCGAGAAGTTTAAGAATGGTTTTGCAACAGATCCATTTACTACACATGAAATATTTGCTTCAAGTAACTGGTCAGAAAGACGTTGGGGATGGTGGAATGCATGGTTTAATGGAAGTAATACATGGAACGTATCTTCAACTATGTATAATGCAAACTCATTAGCAGACACTGCAAACGTAGACTTCAATGCTGCTATCGATCCATTAAATCAAGAACTAAGAGCTCCATTTACTGTTAAATATACAGATTTTGATACATCTACGCTAACAAATACAGAACGAAATGGCGATCTAGTAACTTTATCATATACTGAAGTTACTGCTATATCACAACCATTAGCTTCTGGGTTTGTTAACATTAACCCATTTAATGTTATTAGATTCATTGGTAACATAACTTTAGTTCCAGCATTTGATAGTTGGGTTGATACTGTTACTTTACCTGAGACAAACTTAGTCGTAGAGACTTTAGTTCCTGGTACAATTGAACAAGATGTTCGTATTGATAATAATAGAACTCGATTTACAGCAGCGAGTGGTCGACAATTTAATGTTGAAAGTTCAACAGTAACGCTTGGTACAACTGTTGTTGGTACTTCAACTTCTGACTTAGGAACAAGTGTAGTAGACGTACAGTATATCCCTTATATAAGAGCAAATACTGTCTTAGGTATCAGTAAACTATTTAAACCTAAATCAAGAATGTATCCATTTGTTGAGAACACTCCTATAACTTCATACGTTAAACCATTGACTATACTAAGGATCTCTGGTGTTACTGGAACCGGATTTATTGATACACAAGGCGCATATGAATCATTATCAATCAGAACTACAGCAGTAAATGCAGGTTCACAAACTGGTACTGCAACAGTAGCTATCTACTCACAAGAAAGCACTACTATATCTGGTAATAGATTACTCACTGTGTCAGGTGATACAGGAACTATAGTTGCTGGTAAGTATGTTGTTGGTTTAACATCAAACACTGTAGCATACATTGAAGAGGTTACAACTTCTACATTAGGAGCTAATTTAATTCCTGATGAATTTGGTAATCTTGGGTTTGAATTCCAAATTCCTAACAATGTGTTTAAAACTGGCGAAAGAACTATTCGATTAATCGATAACCCTGAAAATGATGTGGAATTACAACAATCAATAGGTGAAGCTAAATATACCGCATCAGGCGAGATACAGAGTAAACAACGAACTATACTAACAACTCGACGTATTCAAAACACAAGAACTACTACACAAGTCGGTTACTATGATCCTTTAGCACAATCATTCATTATATATCCTAACGAATATCCATTAGGCTTACACGTAGCTTCAGTTGATGTTTTCTTTAAATCTAAATCATCAACAGTATCTGTCGAGATGCAAATTAGAAATAATGTGAATGGATATCCAGAATCACAGCCAACTATTCCATTTTCATCTGTGGTATTAAAACCTGAACAGATAACTGTATCAGATTCTGGAAATACTGCTACTAAGTTTGTATTTGAGAATCCTATACATTTAACACCAGGAGATTACTCTATCGTTCTACTAGCTAATACTCAAGAATACAATGTATTCATTGCAGAGATTGGTGAACCAGCAATAGGTAGTACAATTAAGATTGATAAACAACCATACATTGGTTCTTTATTCAAATCGCAAAATGCCTCTACATGGGAACCAGATCAAAATAAAGATCTTAAGTTTAAATTAAACAGAGCTGTATTTACTGGTGCTACAGGTTATGCTGAGTTTAATATCCAAGATCCAGGTGAATTTGCAAACTATAGTACATTGTTTACACATGTGGCTTCAGTATTACCTACAGGCACAAGCATTAATTGGTCTTCTAAATCATATAGAGGCACTGTTAACGGTGCAACAGGAGCCGGAACGCTTGATACTGAATGGACACCATTGAACGTTAACCAAGATGTTGCATATACAGACGTAAGACAAATTGATACAGAAGCTCACGCTTCTAAGAAGACATTGAAACTAAGAGCAGCTTTATTACTTGATCCAGATATCGCAACTAAGAACGAAGTGTCTCCGATAATTGATGTTGCTTCTATCGCTGCTATCACAGCAGATAATAGTATAAACAACGATGCATCAGGCGAAGCTTCTATCGTAGCTGGTGGATCTGCAATAGCAAGATACATAACTAAGTCAATCAACTTAGCTTCTGGATTTGAAGCATCTAATATCTGTGTTACTGTTGATATCAATAAACCACAAGGCACTGATGTTAAAGTATACTACAGAGCTCTTGCTACAGAAAAGACTACTCCACTATCTGATGAAGACTGGATATTAATGCAAGCTGAAACTGATATAGCTTCTTCACTATCTAACTTTCAATTTAAAGAACACAGATACTTCCCACCAAATTATATTGTTGGTAACGTACCTGTAGATAGTCCAATTAGTCCTAGCTTTAATTCATTCCAAATTAAGATAGTACTATTATCTTCAAGTAAAGCATATACTCCAAGACTAAGAGACTTAAGAGTTATTGCGTTAGATAGTTAATGAAGATCCCTGTAGAAAAAGAAACGCTTGTTAGAGACTCAAATACAGGAGCAATCTTGGAAACTGATGTCTCTAAGTTACAAAGACATAGAGCTATGAAGAGAGCTATGTCTGAAAAAGAACAGAAGTTAGATTACTTGATTGAAAAAATAAATAAACTAGAAGAAATTATTAACGGGATAACAAATGGCAGACTTAACACTTAGATTCGGTGCTACCGGTGCAACTGGAGTTAAAAACGAACCTCTAACTAATATAGAGATCGATGATAACTTTAAAAACTTAAATGCTGATATACAGACACGTGTATTAACATCTGATTACTCTGATGCTGATGTCTTAGCGAAGGTTAAGAACGTTGATGGTTCAGGATCTGGCCTTGATGCTGATGTAGTTCGTGGTTTAAATCCAGCTTCTGTATATGGTGCTACTGGTGCTACAGGAGCAAGTGTTGTAACTCGTGATTCTAATGGTAGCTTTACTGCTAATACTATCACAGCAACACAATTTAACGGAGCATTATATTTAAGAGCTGGAGATACATTAGTATTTGAAGGCGCGTCAGACGATGTTTATGAGACTACACTGGCTGTTACAAATCCTACAGCAGATCGAGTAGTTACATTACCGAACGTATCTGGTACTGTCGTAACTTCTGGTGATACTGGTACAGTGACAAATACTATGTTAGCGGGATCAATTGCTAATATTAAATTATCAAATAGCAGTTTTTCAATAGATGGAACTACTATATCTTTAGGTGATTCTATTACATTAAATGTTGGTGGTACTACATCAAATAATACTTGGACTGGTATTCAAACATTTAGAGACAATAAGTTTTATATAACAGATAATACAGATACATCTAAAGTACTAAACTTAGAGTTATCAACGATTGCAACAAGTACAACAAGAACATTAACTGTACCTAATGAAAGCGGTACCATAGCTACACAAGCATATGTAGACTCTGCTATTCCTGCAGGTACAATCATTGACTTTGCTGGTGCTACTGCTCCTTCTGGTTACTTAGTGTGCCCTATGACTGCAACTAATATATCACGAACAACGTATGCAAGGTTATTTGCTGCCATCGGTACTACATGGGGTGCTGGTGATAACACTTCTACTTTTGGTATGCCATACTTCCCAGCAAACTATGCAGCAGTACAAGCTAATTCAAATGTTGGTACATCTACTACAGGTGATGTAAAAACCCATGACCATGATATCACTGATCCTGGTCATACACACACATATACAGGTACAGTTAGTGGTCCTGATTGGGGTGGTAGAAACTATACACAAGGTACTCGTTCTACTGATTCTGCAGTAACTGGTATTACTATTGATGCGTCAGGCGGACCTGCTAACTTAGCAGCTGGTATACGTGTACTTAAATGCGTTAAAATCTAGGAATAAACATGACAACGTTAACACTAAGAAGTATTAAAGGATCTCCACTATCAATTGAAGAAGTGGATCAAAACTTTACCAACTTAAGTACAGACATTGGTACTAGGTTACCTTCTGCTTCATATACTGCAGCGGATGTATTAGTAAAAATTAAAGCTGTAGATGGTACAGGTTCAGGTCTTGATGCAGACTTATTAAGAGGATTTATTCCTGTTTCAACTAATACCATATCATCTCTTGTATTAAGAGATTCTGGTGGTAGCTTTGCTGCTAACGTAATTACAGCGGATTTAGTAGGTGACGTTACTGGTAATGTTATCGGTGATGTTGCTGGAGATGTCGAAGGTGATTTAACTGGTAACGTATTAGGTAATGTTATAGGAAACTTAGGTGGTAACGTGACAGGTAACGTTAATGGTTCTATTGGAGCCATAACACCGAATACTGGATCATTCACATCAGTCACATTAAGTAATACATTAACAACTAATAGTAGTGTTGGCACAGCAGGCCAATATTTAAAATCTAGAGGTGCTGGATTATCTCCTGCATGGGAAACATTTGGTCCAACTACTGCAGTATTTTCTGCAGGCATGATCATGATGTGGTCAGGTTCAATTGCTTCAATCCCATCTGGATGGTACTTATGTAATGGTGCAAACAGCACACCAGACTTAAGAAATAAATTCATAGTTGGTGCAAGCAATGATGAAGCTGCTGTATCTAAGACAAATATAGAAGGCACATTAACTAAAACTGGTGGTACAAAAGACTCAACGTTAGTAAGTCATACACATGCTGTTACAACTTCTGTTACAGATCCAGGTCATAAACATGTATTCGGCGGTGATGACTATATAAGTAATGGCGCTTATACAAGAGTAGGAAGTTTTGGATATGATGCTGATTCAGAGAATTCTGGCGGTGGCGGCCACTTCCTTAGTAAAGATACTAATATAACAGAAAACCCACAACCTACTGGCATAACCATATCTGCAGTAGTAGCTGCAAATGGTGAGAGCGGTACAAATCAAAACTTACCTCCATACTATGCTTTAGCATTCATCATGAAAGGCTAATAAATAGAATATGGCAGCTATAACCAATTTTTACATCGATACTGGATCAACATTCGGTGCGATCATAACTGTTAAAGGTTCTGATGGATTGCCATTAAATCTAACTGGTTATACAGTTACATCTTATATTAGAAAGTCATACGCATCAGCTACACACATTGACTTTAACGCTGCAGTATATTCTACTACAGGCGGACAAATTAGATTATCCCTGACTGATGAAAGTACCAGTGCTGTTAAACCAGGTCGATACATGTATGATGTTGAGATCCAAAATAGTTTAGGCGAGAGATTAAGAGTCTCAGAAGGTATTATTATATTCACTCCACAAATAACAAAACCAGATCCGAGTTAAGGGAACACGATGGCATTAGGAGATATTTACGCAGAAGTCACCGCGGTAGGGATACAAGGATTAACTGGCTATGCAGCTGGTGCATCTGGTGTTACTACTATTACGGTCAGTGAGATTACTGGTGCATCTGGTGCTACAGGTGCATCTGGTATTCTTAATGAAGTCGTAGGTGTAACAGCCCTTAGGTTTGATAAAGACACTGGCTTTAACGTTACTGATCTTGGTGATGGTGAAGTCAAAGTAAGTCTTGGTAGTGCATTCAAGACAATCAAAGTTGCAGGTCAAACAGACTTAGTAGCAACTGGTGAAGACATCTTAGAGATAGTTGCTGGTTCAAATATAACCATAACTACAAATGCCGGTTCAGATCCTAAAGCGTTAACAATATCAGCTGCTGGCGGTGGTACAGCTGGAGCGACTGGTGCTACCGGTGTAGCTGGAATAAATGGTGCATCAGGAGCAGTTGGAGCTAGTGGAGCTGGTGCTAACGGAGCATCAGGCGTAAGTGGATTAGATGGTGCTACTGGCCCTCAAGGTAATAATGGTATTGGTGGTGCAACAGGTATTCGTGGTGCAACAGGAACTTCTGGTGCCTCTGGCATCGGTGCGACTGGTATACAAGGTGCTAGTGGAGCTGCAGCACCTGGCGCAAATATAATAACTTTTACTACATCTTCAACTGATGAAGATTTAATTGATATATTAGACATATCATTACATAGAAGTGCAAAGTATGATGTACAATTAACTTCTGGTTCAAGTTATGCAGTATCTGAACTAAGACTATTACATGATAATGCAAACGTGTTCTTAACAGAGTATGGTGCATTAGGTGAAGCATTAGGTAACTTTGTAACATACTACTCACCAATCTCTAATGACTACTCATCCCCGAGTATAAATAATGGTGGGTTATCATATTGGAACGGTACTACTATTAGGGTATACACTACTAATAATACAGTACAACAAGCATTACTATCACTAGTAGAGACGACCTCTATAGAAATTAATGGAACAACTGACATAACTCTAGCATCTAATTTTATTGAGGCTGATGCTGGCATATATGAAGCTTCAACTGTTGAAGATTCTGGTACATTAACATATATTACACGTATAGTATGGACAGGTACAGGGTTCGTTGAACTTAGGTTCACCCCGGTAAATGCTATTACTACATTGAAGTACATAAAAACAACAATTGATGTGTAGGGCGAGACCTATACATTATAAATATACATTAACAACACCAAAGTAATAACACCATCAAGGAGATCTAACTGTGGCAACCAATAATTCAAAATTCGTAGTAAGAAACGGACTATCCGTAGGCGGGGGAGCCTCAGGTCCATTAGACGTCATTGACGAAAATGGTAATTGGATAGGAGCCCAGCTTCCTTCCGGTGCTACAGGAGCCACTGGTTATCAAGGAGCCTCAGGCGCAACAGGTATCGATGGAGCAACAGGTTACACTGGAGCAACAGGTATCGATGGTGCATCAGGTGCAACTGGTTATACGGGTGCAACAGGTTATACAGGTGCTACTGGTACTACAGGTGACGATGGTGCTACAGGTGTTAAAGGTGCGACAGGTTACACAGGTGCAACAGGTTACACAGGTGCTACTGGCTATGATGGAGCCACTGGTTACGATGGTGCAACAGGTTACACAGGTGCAACAGGAGAACAAGGCGCTTCAGGTGCTACCGGTATCGATGGAGCAACAGGTTACACTGGTGCAACAGGTACAGCCGGTCTAGATGGCGACAAATATAATACTACATCTACTACATCATTAAACTTAAATGATTATGATATAACAGATAACCTTCAAATATTCACAGCTGATCTTAACTTAGATTACAGCCCACAACAAACAGTAATCGTAGCTAGAGCTTCTGATCCTTCAAATCATATTCATGGTACAGTTGTTTCATACAATCAAGGTACTGGTGAATTAAATATTACAGTAACAGACGATGCAAATACAGCAGATGTTACTGCTACTAACTGGACAGTAAATCTTTCTGGTGTAGTTGGTATCCAAGGTGCGACTGGTTACACTGGTGCTACTGGTGTACAAGGTGCTTCAGGTGCAACAGGTGCAGATGGTGCAAGTGGTGCGACAGGTTATACTGGTGCTACAGGTGTACAAGGTGCTTCAGGCGCAACAGGTGCAGATGGAGCTACTGGACATACTGGTGCTACAGGCGTTAGAGGTGCTACAGGTATCCAAGGTCCTGATGGTGCAACAGGTTACGATGGTGCTACTGGTCAAATAGGTGCAACAGGAGAAATTGGGGCAAGCGGTGCTACAGGTGCTGATGGTTCAATAGGTACAACTGGTGATACAGGTGCGACAGGTGTAGTAGGTGCTTCAGGCGCTACCGGTGCTCAAGGTTTAGATGGTGCTACAGGTGTACAAGGTGCATCTGGTGCTACAGGTATCATAGGTGCCACAGGTTTACAAGGCGCAAGTGGAGCAACAGGTATCGATGGTGCAACTGGTGAAACAGGTGCAACAGGAATCGATGGTGCAACAGGTATTGACGGTGCAACTGGTTATACTGGTGCTACCGGTATTGATGGAGCTACAGGTTATACAGGCGCAACAGGTATCGATGGTGCAACAGGTTACACGGGCGCAACAGGTATCGATGGTGCTTCAGGTGCCACAGGTTATACTGGTGCGACAGGTGCTCCTGGTGCTAGCGGTGCTGATGGTGATACATATAAGACAACATCTGCAACATCGTTATCGATCCCAGTATCAGGCGCTACAGGAATCACAGTTGATGCAAACTTAGATTACACAATTGGTCAAACAATCATTATCGCTAAAGATGCTAATAATTATCAATTGGGTACAGTCGCATCATATTCAGGAACTACACTAGCTTTTGTTCCAACTACTTATGTAGGTA